GTTTTCCCATCATATACAAGGCTGTCTTTATTTTTAAAATAACGAAGCTGGTCATAAGCAGTAATGCTCATCTGACCAGCTTCATCTATCTTTCGTTCAAATATGAATCCATAAAAGATGTTTTTTCCCTTGTATTTAAAACGAACTGCATTCCCTTCTGTGATCTTCAACTTAGGATCTTCCATCACTTTAAATGTCAGTTTTCCGGGTATGCCGGTACGCTCTGTAGATACCTCAATACCCTCGATCACACTTGGACTATATACAGTTTTTCCATTTTGAATGATCAATTCTGTTTCCATATCAACTCCAATATTCAATCGGGACATAAAGATACATTCCCGGATATAGTTTCTGTGATTTCTTCAATTTTGCAGTCTTATCCTTTTTTAACTTATGTACGGTATCGCCGGCTTCACCAGAAGCATTCTTTGTACACTTTAATGTCGATACTTTATTACAATCCTGCAGAATTGTATACAAACTTCCTTTTCCATATATCTTCTTTGCCAGATTGTATAATGTGATCGTTTTTTTGATAACAATATGGACTGCCTTAACTTTACCTATGATCCCATCAACTTTTCTGAGATCAACTACCGTATTTCCTTTCAGCATGATAAAGGAATCATCCAGATTAACATATTTGCTATCCCTTAATTTTGACATGGAAAGTTTTTTCTTAGTCTTTACCTTACACTTTTTCACACCATATTTCCGGTATTGCTTCAAAGATACACTTACCATGACATCTGTTCCATATTTTCCAGCATCTTCAACGATCGAATAGTCTTCTAATGAACATTTGATATTCGTATCAAATAAAAGTTTTCCATTCTGCACTCTTGAAACAATGAACTGAAATGTTCTTTTTTGTACTTTCAGACGTTCTAATATATCCAGATAATAATCTGCCGTCTGAAACTTGACATCCGGCTTATATACAGCAAATGGATATTGATGGTTTGGCAGGAACATATCAAAACTGATCTCTGTTAATTCCGGTGATTTTAAGACGTTGATCTGTCCCTCATTCATCATTGTATATGTTTTGTTACCGCCTTTTATTTTTATGGTCAGCTTCTCCGGGGATACCGGAAGAAGCATATTACCAATATAAAAATCATATGCCACTTATATATGCACCCCCTCTGCTGACATTAACATAGCATTTTCAATCTTTGACGTAAGTGTGCTCACAATGCCATCTAAATCCTGTTTTGAATCGATCCTGTTATGATTTGTCATCTCTACCTTTATGCTTGCGGTTGTGAATCGGTTTACTGTGTCACGTTCTGCGATATCACGAAGATATTTTAATTCCTCATTCGTAATATCTAATGATTTTGCGATCGCTGCTGTATTATCAGCTGTATCTCCGGTATTGGCTGCTGTCTTTGCTGCATTTCCGCCTGCTTCTCCGCCATCGGCTGCACCTGATGTATTGCCTGGTGTCACATTACTATTGTAGTCAGAGGAAGGTAGTCCATCCTGATTGAACAATCCATCAAACACACCTGATACTTTATTAGAAACACCATCACCCCATTTTGCACCAGATTCAAATGCACTTTTTGCCCATCCACTCTGAAATGCATCATATGTCTGAAATCCCTGTTTAAAGGCATCAGATACCGAAGTGTAGTCTTCTTTATTACCTGCCGCTGCACTGGATTTCGCTGCATAATCATCTGCCATTGCTGTAATACCTGAATAGTCAAAATTGATAAACGGCAGCCTGTTTAATGCTTCACAAATATTTCCAATTACAGTTAATGCTGTAGATAATAAACCGTAAAAGAATGATTTAATATTAGAAATCGAATTATGGAACGCTGTACACATATTAGCTGCACAGGCTTTTAATGCATTCCAGATACCAAGTGCAACATTTGCGATTACCAATCCTAAATTTTTAAAAGTTGCTCCGACAACAAAGACTACTCCACAGATCACACCAAAACCGCTTTCTGCCACGCCTGTCATCTTTGCAATCGCATTACATACGGCAAATATGATGGCAATCAACGCAATGATAAGTACAATGATCCAGACTATAGGGCATGCATATAAAGCACCATTGTAACCCATCTGTGCGGCGGTTGCTGCCATTGTCTGTCCGGTAACTGCTGCCATGACAGCGATTTTTGCCGACATAGCTAATGAATGGATCACTGTTGCAGCCGCAGAAGCAATTTCTGTCAGCTTGATAATGCCAAGATATGCAGCATATACCGCCAATGCACCAATCACACCGTAAATAATAGGACTGATAACCGACCAGTTATCTGCGAAAAATTCTGCCACACTTCCGATCAGATCAAATAAATTTAAGACTATCCCGGCGATTGTTGCTACTGCTCCAATTGCATTATTCACAAAGTTTTGAAACATCTGGCTGTTTGCTAAATCATTCAGCCTTTGAAGAACCGGCTGAAATGCCATCATTGCTGTATTCTGAAATGAAGTCCAGATCTGTCCCCATGTCATAGGCATTGATTTAAATTTGCTGTTGATATCATCCGATGCCGCAAATACTGCTGCCTTTACAACATCCGCAGATAATTCACCATCTGCTGCCATTTCCCTGATCTTACCAATAGGCGCATTAAGATAATCGGCAATATTTTGAATCAGGTTCGGCGCCTGTTCGAAGATACTATTCAATTCATCACCACGAAGGACACCTGAACCAAGTGCCTGTGATAACTGTAATTCTGCATTTGCCGCTTCCTGTGTAGATGCTCCTGCAATCGTCATCTGCTTTTGAACCAGATTTGCAAATGCCACTACTTCTTCCTGATTCGAAAATGCATCTTTCGCATTATTACCAAATCTCGCAACAACTGATGCCATATCATTAAATGAACCTCTCGCATCCTGTGCTGCCGCATATACCATGTTGACCAGTTCAGGTGTTTTATTTACCGTTCCATTAATCTTATTAAAAGAATCGTTCATCAGATCCAGCCGTGCTGTTGTCTGCGTCAGTTCATCCGAAATATTAAGTATTTTTCCAATACTCTGAATGCTGACATATGCCGCAACAGCACGTTTGATCGTATCCGTCAGTTGATTTGCCTGACCTGCTCCATCTGAAATCTGCTGATTGAAACGTCCCTGCTCGTCTACATTGTCACGGATATATCTTTCTGTTCCGCTTACTGTCTGTGATAAACGCAGGTAGGCATTATTCGCACCGGAAACATCCATGTTCTGCATTGCATGATTCAATTCATTTTGTGCCTGAACCGCCTGATTCAACTGACCACGTAATTGTTCTAATTCTGCATTTGCAGTGTCTGTTCCAATATTCACAGGATTATTTTCAATCTGCTGTATACGTTGCTGAATGGTTGACAGCCTCTGCTGCATGGTGTTCATATCCTGAACTGCTGCATCCGGCAATATATCCATTCCCTGTGCCGTCTGCGAAATTCTAGCCTGTGTAGTGTTCAATGTGCTCAACATACTGTTTGTACTCTGAACTTCTTGCTGAAACCGTTCAACGCCTGTACCGGTGAACACATCTATGCTGTCCGTCTGCCATGTAACCGGGATTTCAACCGGATTGGTATCGGGTATAACAATATCAGGGGATATCTGCCGGCTTGCCATCTGATCCATTGTATCATTCAACTCATTCATTGCCGCACCAGCCTGAATGATCTCTTCCCTTGCACCCTGCAGGCTGTTTGCGTCAATGTTTGCATTCATGGACTGCTGCATATCATCCATCGCAGCCACAGCAAGGTTTACAGAATTGATGATGTTGTTTAAGACGCTGCTGAACTGATCATTTAACTGAATACCGGTCTGAATACCAGCCATCTGTTTTCACCGTCCTTTCTTAATGTTTTTTCCTTGCCTGTGCTTCTATCTTCTTCTTTTCTTTCTTGTCTGCTTCAATTTTCATCTTGATAGCTGCAATGACAAAAGCCTTTTCCTGCTCGTCCATTTCCAGAAAGACCGATGGAAGTATATGAAGTTTGTGGAGTGCATAATACGCATAATTTGCTTCTGCATCTCCACAGTCTATTAGTTTTTTGCCTCTTCCACCTTATCTTCAAGCGTCTTGGTAAATCCCTGAAACTTCTGCATCCAGTTACACAGTTCCTGATATTCTCCCGGATCATCCACCATCGCATAGAGCAGATCTTCAGGTGTTTTGACACCATAGGAATCCTGCAGTCCAGAATCATACAGATCAGGATATACGGTTGATGCTGTAATCATCTGTGCTAAATATTTCGAAGCATCTAATTTCTGACGATAGATGTTTGGCTTTCCTGTAACCGGAATATCCTTTGTATTTGCATCACGCAGATTATCATTTTCTTTTGAGGTGATATGCTTAAACTCCCATTCTAACGGTTTTCCATCTGCATCTGTCATACTTTCTGTTGGTGCATACTTTTCATTCTCTTTTACTTTTATTTTTCTGCATACAAAAAGAGAGCCACAGACAGGCTCTCTGTATCCTTTAATTCAATGCGAATCCCTTTAACTCCTTAAATGTTTCCGGCATACTGAAATCATCAAAGGTGAAATCCATATCTTCATCGAGATATTCTCCATCTGCATCAAACTTCGCTAAAATTCCACCATCAATGTTACATTCACTAAGGATCACCGTCTGCCGTCCTACCGCAGAAGTATTATCCTCGTTCGTAACCTCGATCTCAAAGTAGGCATCTTCCCCGGTTTCTTTATAATCAAGCATCATCTGACGGAAAATGCTTGTATTATAGTGGAATGTTGCCGAACCTGTTCCCTTCCATCCCGTGGCACGGTTGCCTTTTCCGGTCTTGCCAAGGATTGGCACTTCGGTCTTATTCTTTTCAAACTTTGCTTCTAAATTGATCGCCTGCATAAAATTGTAACGTCTGCTGCCGATTGTGATATAACATTCTGCCAATGCCGCAGAAAGAGTATCTTTTGACAGCATGATCGCATTTTTCTTTTCTCCGTCCATATCTGCTCCTTTCTTATGACACGGTTACTGTCATATATAACTTACTCATGGCATTTACCACCGTAACTGCCGATTCTACTACAACTGCCTTTTTTGATTCTCCTGCCGTAACAGTAACATCGGAATCCTTGAAATTCTCGATTGCACCCATCCGCTGTAATTCCTTACGGATCTTTACAAGATCTGACCAGAGTGCAGTTCTGCCGGATGCATTGTTCGGAATGGTCCCAAGATATTTTGTATTGAATACCACAGCATCATCATTCGCAAGCTGGTCAATCACACGGATTGTCTGGTTATCCTTAAAGACCTCACCACAGGTATCTGATACAGTGACCATGCTGTTAATATCATCCAGAATACGAACATCTGTATTCACTCTGTGCAATACAAATTCGCCATTCTTTAAAGCCTGTTTCAGATCATTCTGCGTATAATCGGTATCAATGGTAAATTCTCCATCATACCGTTTATTCTGACAGGACCGGTTGACTTCACAACCGCTTTCTGCTCCAGTCACCCAGTAGATCAGAGATGCTTCTGAATAACCCGCATCCGTAATCTTATTTTTCAGGTTGATAACACCCATATAATCAGCCGCAAGCCGGTATAAAACCAACTGGAACTTTACACCCATTTCGTCACGCAGGCGTTTGTTAAAAGCAGCATACAGTTTCTTTGTGGTATCATCTGTTGTAACCACACCCATCGTATTAAATGTATAAGATTCAATCTTATTCAAATAGTTCTGATGGGCGGTTCCGTCTACTGTCCCATTGGTTCCGCCTGTCAATGCTTCTCCTGCGGTTGCTTCTAATACCGCATCACTTTTAAATGCAACATAATCATTTGCCACTAATTCGTTAGCGGCTGTTACTGTCTGTGTATCTACCTTGACTGTTCCAAGATATGTGATCACATCGTATTTTTCCGTTTCATCCGCATTTGCCATGATCACTGTTTTCAGATCATTTCCACGAATACCGCCATATAATGCTGTCGCATATGTATTAGACGCTTTCTCTCCACCGCCGTTTAAACGGTATGCATAGAGTGTCTGTGCCCCAAGGAACAGATCATTCAGTCCTTTCATTTTCGGATCATCGAATACATAGCCGAAAATCTTCATACTGTTTTTCTGGAAGTCCTCGTTTGTCACTTCAAAAACTTTCCCTTCCACACCCCAGTCTAATTCGAGCGGCATTGTTGCAATTCCTCTGTCTGAAAGTGCTTTCGATGCGGCTGCTGCCGACACCACATTGATATACGTACCCGGAAGTACTTTGTTCTGTGAATTAAAACTTCCTCCACCTAAAGCCATATTATTTCACCTGTCCTTTCATATATGTTTCAATCAGGGCATCCACTTCACGAAGGGAATACTCCTGAGTGTCCGCTAAGTTACCTTTCAGAAAATCTACATGATTTCTGTATTTTTTCGATGCAACAATCTGTTCCTTTCCAAACTTTGGCTCTGTCTGTTCTGATTTTGCAGCCTTGACCATCGTTGTCTTTTTTACCGCCATTTCAACCACCCTCCTTTATGTCTGTATTTATTGTCATTGTTTCCATAGGTGTGTATTCCTCTGCCCTGACCGTAAAGAAATCATAATTGACAAAGAAATTTAAGACACCATCAACCACCTGATGATTCATTTTTGAACCCCTGATTGGCTTGGTATCACCGTCTGTTGTGACGTACTCCAAACAATTATACATTCTTTCAGCCACATCAGCACATTCACGCTGTTTTTTTGCAGACTGCGGAAAATACTGGATGCAGAACTGATTGATGCGTTCATACCGTTTACCGAGGAAAAGGTTGTTACTTGGGTTCAAGCAAGCAATAAAAAAACAAGGCTCTTTCAAACCTTGCTTAATTTCTTCATTGTGGATTTCATAATCATCCCCAAATTCTTTGTTCAGGGAACAACTGATTGCTTCAACTATTGAATTTATCATCTACCAAGTCCCCCCTAAATATTTCTTAATT